TTTTCCGATCATGCTCAATTAACGCGCTCGGCTTTTCCACTTGTCAGGGCCTCCCATCTGTCAACTATCACGTCGCAGTATTTGGGATCAAGTTCCATAAGGTAGGCCGTCCGCCCGTTCTGTTCGCAGGCTATCAGGGTAGTTCCAGAGCCGCCAAACAGATCCAGCACGCAGTCACCGCCCTTGGTGTTGTTTTGTATCTGGTAATCAAAGAGTTTGACCGGCTTCATGGTCGGGTGTTCTTTTGCCCGCTGCGGACGGTCGAAATTGAGCACGGTTGTCTGCTTTCGGTCGCTGGCCCACAGGTGGCCCGCGCCCTCCTTCCATCCGTAGAGGCAAGGCTCGTGTTTCCACTGGTAATCCTGCCGTCCCATGACCATACTGTTTTTGTTCCAAATAAGGCACTGCCGCACTTCCAGTCCAGCAGCTTTGCAAGCGGCCCGGAAGTTCAGCCCTTCCGATTCTGCGTGCCAGATGTAAAATACCGCGCCGGGTTTCATTGCCTCGTAGGCCGCCATAAAGGCGTCGGTCAAAAAGGCCCGGAATTGTTCATCGTTTTGTTTGTCGTTGACTATGGTGAGCGCATCTTTGGTCTTGCCCGTGTATCCCACATTATATGGCGGATCAGTGAGCAGCATATCCATCTGCACCCCCCCCGCCAACGCTTGTACGCAGTCGGCGGACGTGCTATCGCCGCACATCAGAAAGTGCCGCCCCAGTTTATATATATCGCCCGGTTTAGTTCGAGGTTCCGCTGGGACGTTTATTTCATAGTCATCCTCTTGTACCTCGGCTGCCTCCTTCGGCATCGTAAATCCGAACGCCGTCATATCTATTTCTGGGATATTCAGCAGCTCCTGATTGAGCAGGTCAAAATCCCACTCGGCAAATTCTGCGACCTTGTTGTCTGCAAGTCGGTAAGCTTTCACCTGTTCCGGCGTGAGGTCGTCCGCGTAGATGCACGGTACCTGCTGCATTTTCAGTTTCTTCGCCGCCAGTTGCCGGGTGTGTCCGGCAATGATGATGTCATCCTCGTCAATAAGTATCGGCTGTTTGAATCCAAACTGCCGAATGCTCTCCGCTACCTTCTCCACAGCCTTGTCGTTGCGGCGCGGATTGCCTGCGTAGGGTTTAATGTCGTCTATGTTTTTATATACGATTTCCATATCAATTTGCCCTCTTATTTATGGTTTTGTCTGCGTTTTCTTCGCGCTCGGTCCCTTCGTCCGTACCGCTCAACAGCGCACCTTTTATGGCGGAGTAGGCGTATAGGTGCTGTATCGCCTCATGTCTTATAGGGTTTTGTTTCACTCTGCGCCCTCCCATATTAGCGGCCTTCCCGCTGCGTCTACCATTACGCACACGCCGCCTTCGTATGCTCTCAAGTATTGTATGTTTGTGAGGTTATCGACATATATCACATACGTTGCACCCGTTTCCAGCGTTCGCAGTCTGTAAGTACCAGCTTCGGCCTTTCCGCACCCGCACAGGGCGAGGGTCAGCAGGGTTAATATTGTTATTGCTATTACTATTGCTATTGCTCGTTTCATTTTTCCTCCTTTGGTGGTTTGACCATTTCTGCCCGTAAGCTCTCTTTTATGTAGTAATCAATGCCAAGTTGCTTGCATAGTTGTTCGGCTTCTTCCCCAAACTGTTTCCAGTTAATATTTGACGAATAGTAATTCAATTTCCCAATTTTAACCTTGTCAAATATGTCATAACAGTTCTCGATACATTCCAAAACCCGATCTGCGTCCGTTACAGGCTCAAAAGAACACCATGTTTTTATTCCCCAGTCATGCGCTTCTTTCACATCTATAAGCCTGTCGCTTGGCATATATACACCGCCACACATACCATCATAGGTAATACCGTACCAATCGTTTTCATCCAGCAAATCAAAGTCACGGCTCCCATCGCCCTTTGTAAGTATCTGAACATGGTTCCCACTTGCCTTGATAGCCTTTATAATCTGCCGTGTCGCCGTGGTATCATGTCCTGTGGGGTATGGGTCACAGGTGAAACACAGGTGTATCAATTTGCCCGCGATTCCTTCCCGCTCTAACTGTTTAATAGTTGCCTCCACAATCCCATCACGAGGCTTTATGTTAGTGTGAAACTGTTCCCGATCTTTCCTTAACACTGACGGGGCAAAGCAGTAATAACATCTGTGAGGACATCCCGTATAAATGTTGATAGCATAATCGCCGTACTCTTTTGCTTTTCCTTTAGGTATATAAATCGGCTTCATCTTCATTCCTCCTTCGGTGGTTCTGGCTTCACTTTCCCTGTAAACCGTGATACGTACACCAGTTCGCATATAAGCACCAACAACAAGGACAATGCCATACCAATAACTACTCCTATGATGATGTACTTGACCATTGTTATTCCTCCTTATCCATTTCGGCCAAACACATAGGACAATATTTCAGCGGCTCATGCCAGCAGCCTTCGCATCTTGAACAAATATAATCCACATTTCGTATTGGATAATCCTCTTTTTCATTTTCTATTATCCTTTTTATCCAATATCCATGTTTCTTCTCTATAACATCGGCGGCGGGGATTTGCTCGATGTATTGCGTTGGCTCAAGCCCCTTTGCCCATGCGTGTCTTACTGCCAATATCGCTTCTTCGCGGCCTATATATTCTTTACTCATTTGTTTCCTCCAACTCGCTTACACCATCGCAAATGTCCAAAATCTGTTGGAGCAATTCAATCTGCCCGTTTCTGTGACCATAGCGATACCCAGTTGTATACGTTTCGGCCGTGTCTCCACTGTCCTTGTCTTTTTCAGCAACGAGCGCCTGATGCTTAGCCCTCAAATCTTCAAGTTCCACAGCCGGAGCAACATCGGCGGCGGGAATACTGTCGAGGAGGTCTATACAGTCCCGGAAACAGTCTGCCGCCTCATTGTCCCCGTCTAATACGCAATCTGTGATCCACATTCTAAGCCGTGCCTTAGCCGTTTCTCGTTCTATGTACTCTTTAGCCATTGTTAAACCTCCTAAATGAATCCGTGAAACATTGCCGCCCGTGCATCAATAAACCTTGACAGGCCGCGTTCCTGCAATGCTTTGATGTATTCTTCTGGTTGCCCGTATGCCGTGTATCCCTCTGTAATCAGTTCGCAATCGTCAATTTTGGCAATGGTGGGGAATGGATATCCGCAAGGAATGAGTTCGCCACGTTCACGGTCAACCCCGCATACTACCCATGTTTCGCCGGTTGGCTTGTGTAAGACAGTATCGCTCGGTCTAATCATCGTTCCTCCGTCCTTTCTGCGTTCAGCCAGTTTTCCATCATTTTCCGGCATTCGCTGGGTTTCAATTCGCCGAGTATTTTCGCCATTTCTATGCATTCGTCAACCACCGGGCATAGTGAGCAATTTATTCTTTTGACAAGTTTAGCCGCCAGCCATTCGGCGGATTGCTGTTTTAGGTATTCGTGGTTAGTCATGCCGCTCACCTCCTGTCGTATTTACCGTTTTTCTGCCAGATCACAACCATGCTCGGGAACGGCGCCGGCATTGGTCGCCCATCGCGATCATGTATGGGCTTGCCCTCAATCTCGAATTTGAGCCGCCCACGGATGAAGCGAATTTCGGCTTTGCCGAGTATGTACTCGTGAAAGCTGGATCTGTCTGTCCGGGCGGGTATCAGCAGCACAACCGTTGTGTTGGGCTTCTGTGCCTCGCGGTAGCATTTCTCCGTCCATTGTCCTGTCTCCCTGTTACCATAAGGCGGATTACAAAACACTGTTTCGCCCTGCCAATCTTGCAGCAAGCCGTTATCTTTTTTTGTGAAATACCGTTCGCATTTGTGGTTGGCGTCACTGGCCGCCGCGTCCAGTGTGAAATTAAACTCGGCGTTTAGTTCATCAAACAGGCTTTGCGGCGTTTCCCAATAGTCCTTGTCGCTCAAAAACATAGTGGTGAAATTAGTCATTTTCCTTGCCTCCTGTTTCTGCCGCCTCAATGCGCTTATTGAGCCGCTCAATCTTCTTGGTAATCCACTCTGTCATCTGCCCGCCTACGTTGAATATGCAGCAGAGCTGCCACAGCATTATCTGTACGTCAGCCATTTCCTCTGCAAGATGGTCAGAGTTCGGCTTGCCACGCAAAGCTTTGGTCAGTTCTTTTTGTAGCTCTGCACATTCCTCGATGGCGACTATGGTCTGGATGGGTTCGCCGTATTTCTCGATGGCTCTGCGCAGAATTTTCATTGTGTTTTTACTGTTCACAGTTCAGTGTCTCCTTTCAAATACTTCTCGATCACCGCCGCAGCACACGGCCAGCCGTAGCAGACCGCGCAATAGTAGCCCTCGGCTATAGCGCCGCTCATAAACTCGTTTTGATTTGGGGTCGGACGGTTGTCGCCCGTTTTGAGCTCAATGTATATGCCATGGTAGCCGCCCCGGGCGGCAGGGACAAATACGTCCGGTACGCCGGAATGTACCCCCTGCCCTATCAGCCGCGCAGCGGTGCGCTTATCGCGTAAGCCGCCGTTGGGTATGTGGTGGTAGAGCGTCAGGGCTGGATACTGCGTCCGCATCATCCGCGCCCAGTTGGTCAGGGCGGTCTGGTGCTCGTCCTCTCTGCCTATTACCGGCTGGG